ACGACTTTGACATGGCTGAGGTGGACGCCATCATGAACCGCTCGCCGGTCACCGAGGCCGTGATCCAACACTGGAAGGAGAAGGCCGGCGACCGCCAGACGGTGGTGTTCTGCTCCACGGTGCGTCATGCCCGGAACGTGGCCGAAGCCTACGAGGCCGCAGGCGTCCCGACCGTCGTGGTGCATGGCGACCAGCCTGCCGCCGAGCGCAAAGCACAACTTGACCGTTTCGCCCGGGGCGAGGCTCAGGTGGTGGTCAATGTCGCGGTGCTCACCGAGGGCTGGGATCACCCGCCGACGGCCTGCGTCGTGTTGCTGCGGCCCAGTTCCTTCAAGTCCACCCTGATCCAGATGGTGGGACGGGGCCTGCGCACCGTCGATCCCAACGAGCATCCCGGCGTCACCAAAACCGACTGCATCGTGTTGGACTTCGGCACCAGCACGTTGCTGCACGGCTCCCTGGAGCAGGACGTCGACCTGGATGGCCGGACGTACAAGGGCGAGGCGCCGAAAAAGGACTGCCCCGAATGCGGCGCCCAGGTGCCTGCGGCGTCATTGGAATGCCCACTGTGCGGTCACGTTTGGGAGCGTACGCCGCCGGAAGAAGGCGCCGAGCTGACCGACTTCGTGATGTCCGAGGTGGATCTGCTCAAGCGTTCTTCCTTCCGCTGGTGTGATCTGTTCGGGGACGACGCGGCACTGATGGCCACCGGCTTCAGCGCCTGGGCCGGCGTGTTCTGGTTGTCCGGCCGCTGGCACGCCGTGGGCGGTGGCAAGGGGCTTGCGACCCGGCTGCTCGCCATCGGCGAGCGCACCGTCTGCCTGGCCCAGGCCGACGACTGGCTCAATACACACGAGAGCATTGATACGGCCCGCAAGTCCCGCCGCTGGCTCAACCAGCCGCCCACCGAGAATCAACTGGCTCATCTGCCATCAGAGTATCGCCAGGACTTCGGCCTGACCCGCTATCAGGCCTCCTGCCTGCTGGCGTTCCGGTTCAACAAGCGCGACATCCAGGCCCGGGTATTTGGTGCGGCAGACGCAAAGGAGGCGGCATGAATGCTCTGTGCGATCTGTGGCCGCGAAGGCCGGGGCTTTTGCTGGGTGTCGCCGCCCAGAGCCGGGACCAGGCGGCAGTTCAAGCGCTTCTGCTCCATGCGCTGCCAGGACATTTACGCACGCAGGGCGAAGGCCGGGGGTGGCGTCGTGATTGATCCCACCCACAACGAGAAGGCCGCGATGGAGGCGGAGCTGCCCCGGCTCGGGGAATACGTCGCCTCCGTCGGAATGGACCGGCCGCTGGCCAATTACAGCCGGGAGGAGATCCTGCAACTGGTCGACGTGGTGCTCACCGCCTACTTCGACAACCTGCGGGAACTCACGCCCGATGACGTGCCGTTCTGAGGGGGGTGGTCATGCTCGATTACAACCACCGCCCCAAGTTCCATGAACAGGTCACTGCACTCATCGACTCGGCACTGACCGCTGAGCATGCGTCGCAGTTGCCGCGCAGCTATCTGGGCGCCTCGCGGCTCGGCGTCGCGTGCGAGCGCGCGCTGCAATACGAATACGCCCAGGCCCCGGTCGATCCGGGACGCGAACTGCCTGGCCGGGTGCTGCGGATCTTCGAGGTCGGGCACTCACTGGAAGCGTTGGCGATCCGCTGGCTGCGGCTGGCCGGGTTCGATCTCCATACCGAAAAGGCCGACGGTGGGCAGTTCGGTTTCTCGGTGGCCGGTGGCCGCATTCAGGGCCATGTGGACGGCATTCTGGCCGGCGGCCCGGAGGTACTGGACCTTGCGTATCCCGCGCTGTGGGAGTGCAAGACCATGAACGCCCGCGCCTGGCGGGAGACCGTCAAGCGCGGCGTGGCCCAGGCCAAGCCGGTCTACGCCGCCCAGATCGCCGTCTACCAGGCCTACATGGAGGCGAGCGTTCCCGGCATCTCGCAAAACCCCGCGCTCTTTACCGCCATCAACAAGGACACCCAGGAACTCTGGTTCGAGCGGGTGCCGTTTGACGGCGGACTCGCCCAGCGCATGTCGGACCGCGCCGTGCGCATCATCCAGGCCACCGAGGCGGGCGAACTTCTGCCACGCTTCGCCACCACGCCGACGCACCACGAGTGCAAGGGCTGCGCGTGGCAGGACCGCTGCTGGAGTAAGGCTTAATGGCGGACAACATCATCTGGCTCGATTTCAACGACGCGCCGGATCAGCAGCAGGCCCATGGCCCGGACATCGAGGCGCTGCGCCAAGGACTGCTTGCCAAAGTTGAGGCGGTGCTACGTCACCTGTTCCCCGAAGGCCGCATACGCGGCGGCAAGTTCACCATTGGCGATGTGGACGGCAACCCCGGCAAGAGCCTGGTGGTGGAACTCGCCGGGCCCAAGGCCGGCATGTGGATCGACTTCGCCACCGGCGAAGGCGGTGACCTCGTGGACCTCTGGGCCGCCGCCCGCGGGCTGTCGGCGAAGCGGGATTTCCCGCAACTGGCCGAGGAGATTGGCCGCTGGCTTGGACAGCCGGCGCAACCACGGAGCAAGCCCGACCGGAAACGCGCAGAGCCCCATCTGGACGATCTCGGCCCCTATACCGCCAAGTGGGACTATCGGGACGCGGACGGCCAGCTGATCGCCTGCGTCTACCGCTTCGATCCGCCCACCGGTAAGGAGTACCGGCCCTGGGACGTGCGCGCCCGGCTCTGGCGCGCACCCAACCCGCGCCCGCTCTACAACCTGCCTGCCGTGGCCAAGGCGCGCGAGGTGGTGCTGGTCGAGGGCGAGAAGGCGGCCGACGCCCTCATCCGGGAGGGCATCGTTGCCGCCACCGCCATGAACGGTGCACGGGCCCCGGTGGACAAGACCGATTGGTCGCCGCTCGAAGGCAAGGACGTCGTAATCTGGCCGGACCGCGATCCGCCTGGCTGGGACTACGCGGAGAACGCCGCCCGTGCCTGCGTGCAGGCCGGTAGCCGTTCCGTGGCCATTCTGGTGCCGCCAGCGGACAAGCCGGAAAAATGGGATGCGGCCGATGCCGTGGCCGAAGGCTTCGACGTCAAGGCGTTCATCGCCCAGGGCGAGCGGCGGATCATCAAGGCCCCGACGTCGCCATTGGCCACCTTCACGCTCGGCCAGCTGCTCGACGACAACTCGCCGCTGCCAGAAGACCTGATCGCGCCCAGAGTGCTCACCCCCGGCGGACTGCTGGTGTTCTGCGGTGCGCCCAAGGTCGGCAAGAGCGACTTCCTGCTCTCATGGCTCGCGCACATGGCCGCAGGCAGCGACTTCCTGGGTCTGCGCCCGTCGCGTCCCCTGCGGGTGTTCTACCTGCAGGCCGAGGTCCAGTACCACTACCTGCGCGAGCGGGTGAAGGCGATCCGGTTGCCGGCGAGCCGGCTCAACCAGGCTCGCGAGAACTTCGTGGCCACGCCGCACCTGAAGATGGTGCTCGACGACGAGGGTGTTCATCGGGTGATCCCGGCCATCGAGGCCGCCTGGCCCGGGACAGGCGCGGACGTCATCGCCATCGATCCCATCCGCAACCTGTTCGACGGGGGCGATGCGGGCGGCGAGAACGACAACGCGGCGATGCTGTTTTTCCTGTCGCAGCGCGTCGAGCGCCTGCGCGACGCCGTCAATCCCGACGCCGGCATCATCCTCGTCCACCACACCCGCAAGCTCGGCAAGCGCCAGTTCGAGGAGGACCCGTTCCAGGCTCTGGCTGGCGCCGGCAGCCTGCGCGGCTACTACTCCACCGGAATGCTGCTGTTCCGCCCCGACGAGAGCCGCACTACCCGCCAGCTGATCTTCGAGCTGCGCAACGGTCCGGCCATGCCGTCGATGCACGTGGACAAGGCCGGCGGCGAGTGGATCGAGGTGCAGGCCAGCGAGCGGCTGGTGATGCAGGACTATGGCGAACGCCTGGACGCCGAGCGGCGGCGCAAGCGCGACGTCATCCTGCAGCTGATCTTCGACGAGGCGGCCGAAGGGCGGGTTTACATGGCCAACCAGTTCGCCGAGGCCTTCGAAGGCAAGGCCGGCTTGGGCGCGCAACGGACGATCAATGACCGCATCAGCGTGCTGGCCACCAAGGGCTACATCAAGTTCTTCCGCAATCCCGAGGACTATGGCCTGCCACCGCTGGCGCGCACGCGCTTCGGCTACCTGTGCGTCGAGGGCATGACCGTGCCCGGACCCGAACGCATCGACGAAGAGACCGGCGAGGTCATCGCGACCGCGCTTCCCGTCCTGCCCACCCACTACAAGTGCCCGCAGACCGGCGCCGCGCTGCCGGTCGAGGACCCCACCGTTTGGATCTATCACGAGGAGGACAATCAATGAATTCGACGGCTTCAATCCGGCAGCCGAAGGTTTCCGGACTCGAACAATCCAGATTGCAGAAGGTCCTGCAATCTGAACCGGAAATCTGCAGACTGCAAAACGTCTGCAATCTGGAATTCAATAAATTCAATGGTTTGCGCCAGATTGCAGATTGCAGGGGTCAGATTGCAGAAAGGGGCTGCAATCTGGACCATTGTCTTTGTATATCAGATGGTTACGAGAACTTTCCAGATTGCACGAACACCCTCCCCCCTCCGGGGGGAGAGGAACACCCAGGTTCCTCTCCCCCGTGTCGTAGGGGTTCTTCGCTGGCCGCCGTGTCGGAGGGCCCAAAGAATGACGGCAGCCTGCTGGCGCTCGATCTCGGCACCCGGACGGGCTGGGCGGTCCGCACCCCCGAGGGCCGCATCACCAGTGGCACCGAGTCCTTCCGGCCGGGCCGGTTCGAAGGCGGCGGCATGCGTTACCTCCGCTTCCGGCGCTGACTG